ATTGCTGTAATCAAGAAGGTCAATAATAAAAGCATTAACATTATTAGTTTGATTGTTCATGCCGTTTTCGTAAAACCAGTTTTCTGTTTGGTTAGAGCCAGCAGTAGCAAGAGCATTTGCGCCATTTCCATAAAGGTTATGGTATGTGTATTCAGAGTTCGAGCCCGTGTCACCGTTATAACGCATATACATTCTAGGCTGTGTCGCGCTTTTAACAATACCTCGGATTTGAAGATGCTTGTAAGTGCTAGGAATAAAGCTAAAAGTAATAGAGGAATTTCCCCCAGAGCCAACAGTTACAGTACTGATGCTTTGGTAATTAGAAGCAGGTACAGGTGCAGCCCCTGTCGAAAAGAAGCCAGCGATTTGATTACCAATCACTACGAAATTCCGCCTACGATAATCCAGCTATTTGCAGCGACTTTAATACACGCAGCGGATTTCCATTGGGCTAGCGTTGGACTAGCTGGCACTGTTGCCGAACTGTTGATTGTCGTAGTACCTGGCGTTACAGCCGAAATAGTTACCAAGCCTGCACCCTTTGAAATGACAGTTATTACTGACCCGATAGGGATATTTGCCGAAGCATCTGTAGGAATCTTAAATGCCACAGCTGTGGCCTTATTCATGGAGATAAGAGTCTGGTAAGAATCGCCAATAACAGCTGTGTAGTCCGTTGTCTTATCAGCCCCTACGGTGAATGCCACTAGGGAGTTATATACATCCGCAGTTAGGACGTCTCCAGTAATTACGGGCAGTGATGATGGCATTTATGATCTCCTAGTAACTAAATACTGATTGTCCGATTATAGCGTAACCAACGATTACAGCGTCTATAATGGGCTCCAGTGTGGTGAATTTCGTAACCCAGCGGCCAGGTGTAACGTCATGTTCGACGCCAAATACCTGCAGTGTTTTAGTTAGATTTGTGCCGCCTGGCTGATTGGTGCTAACAGTTATAGGATCGAAATAATCCAGTCCTAGCCCTGCTTCGATTCCAGCATCGTAGTTATCCTGGAATAAATCTAATGTGATTTCGTCGCATCTGATATTGGTTTCTTTTCTGGACGCGACATAGGCACGACCATAATTGAGAGCATCTGCATCTGTTTCCATGAGCAGCCCAGTTTGTGAATAGGAATGCAAAAAGTATTTAGCTACAGAAGCCGCATCCGCCGTTATCTGGGCAGTGCCGCCAGCCCTAGTAATCGAAGCTGTGTTATAGATGAGTTTATCGTCCAGCACCCATTTAGCGTCGAAGTAATCTATGCCAGCTTCTCCAGCATCGCTAAATACTGTAGGCGTTCCCACTATGCTAGAAGAAGTAAGCTGCCTATCCTGGAAAGTAAAGTTTCCTGAAGCATCCATATAAAGGCTGCCGTATTCGCTAAGTTCGACATTTTGGAGAGCAGAAAGAGCTGTTCGATTAGTGCCAGGGTCAGCTTGCAAAGTAGTAAGTCCAGGGTCTACGTCGCGCATTTGAGTAGGCCAGTTAATAGCATCTAAAATCTTATTTATACGAGAGCCGCTAAGTTCGCCCGCAGTAGCACCTGGGATAGTTGCAACAGCTGCAAGGTTAGCCAGGCGAAAGCCGTCTACAGCCTGGATAGTGGTACGTGCTACGTCGTTAGAATTTAAAGGTAGGGCAGTGTTATAGCTAGTGATATATCCTGCGAACATAGGATAAGAAACGCCGTTATACACGCCCAAAATTGAAACTTTACGCATAGGCGAAAGAAGGCCCGCATAAGGTGATGATGGATTCTCAGGATTGAAATCTCCATTCTGGTCAATAATTCTCATGCTAAGGGTGCCAGTCTGAAACTGGTCTACTGTGGCATTACGTCCACGAAGAATTCTTATCTGGTCTACCTGATCAGAAATATCTACGATAGTAGTTACGCTGTCTCCAAATATGTTTTTACCAAATACAGCCGAGCCAATAATCGCAGCTTCACCGAAGCTAGGGCCAGTGCTGAAGTTAATAAACGCCTGAACGGTAGGTTTAGCCACTAGCAGACCCGTTAATATTTATGCCTGCTCTGTTAGCACTTTGCACTGAATTAGCTACTGCATAATCAAATGCTTTGCCGTCTAGGGTAATAATTAGGTTAGAAGGCATGTCTCGGCCTGTCTGTCCATAGTAAGTGCCAGCATAAGGGTTTGTAGGTACTTCATAGGCTGCGCCACCGAAGTCTGCATAGCCGCCACCGCCTGAAGGCATGAATGATGGAGCTTTAAGAGAATTAAGTTTATTCTGGACAGCATCAAGATAAGCAAGCCACGCTTCGAAAGGATTCTTAGCAGTAGGCAAAGTTAATAGGAATGTGCGTAATTCCTGAGTCATGCCCTGAGCCCCTGCTAGCTGCTTAATAAGGCGATTAGCTTCTTCAGTGTTGCCGATAAGTAGGGCAGACTGAAGCTCTAGCTTTGTGCGTTCCTCGTCTGAGATATTGCGCTTTAGGGCTGCGACGATCTGTATCTGTTGCTGGTCAAATACTATGCTTTGCTTTTTCAGTAAAGCTGCTTCTTTAAGAGCCTTAGTCTGAGCCTGTTGCGCCTTTGCTAAGTCCTTAGCTCTAGCTGCGCCAGTTTTATCTGACTTAATCTTTTGAGCTTCTGCAGCTTTAGCGATGGCACTGCTTACAGTTCCCGATACGTAATTCTGCGGGCCATTTAATCTTCGGACTTCATCTAAATCACCTCTGAACAAAGCTGCCCAGGATTGACCTGATAAATTAGCAGCCTTACCCATGCGCTCTAATTTGGCTCCAGCCTTATCTAAGAAACCAACAAACCATGCACCTTTATCTGAGCCTTCTTCTCCCATGAGTGCGTTAATAATGCCTTTACCTGCAGATTCCTTAAATTCTTCATAGGCTACTTTTAGCTTGTCTGCCTTGCCTGAGTAAGTACTAAGGCGAGCAGCGTTAGCTCCAGAAAATAGTTCGTTAATTCTTGTCTGAATTTGTTCAAATGAAGCTGCCTTTAATTCTGCCTGGCTTAAACCTAGATCGTATTTACGAAGGCCGCGAGTATTGCCCACAAATGCCTGGCCTAAATCCTGCGCGACTGTAGCCAAATCCACAGTACTACCCGCAGATAAATCCATAGCCTGGGCTAATAACTTCTGCGACGCACTAAATGAGCCTGTGGTCTGAAGCAAAGACTGTAGCGCAGGTCTAAGCTGTTCATCAGTGACCCCCGCAGCTCTAGCAAGATTTTCTACGAAAGTTTCCATAGCTGGAGCATTAAGCTCTAGATTAAGATTCTTTAAGGTGTTAGTAAGCTGCGCAGCTGCTTTATCGTCTGCAAGAAATGCCGCTACAGATGATTTACCAAATTGGACTACTGCCGCTGCGCTTAATGTAAGTCCTAAAGTGCCAGCCAGGTTTTTGAGGGACTTACCTAATTTAGCCGAAGCAGTTTCAGTCTGCTTGAAGCCGCGAAGGTCAGCCTTCGAAGCTATGTTAATCATTTCGTTAACTATCATCATGCAACCTTTCTAAAAGTAGTAGAAGCTGCACGTGATCTAAATTCTGTTAAAGATTCGCTAATAGCTTGATTTACTGCGCCTTCGGCCTTGCCCTGATTATTACGCCAAGCTCGATAGATTAAACGTCCACGACCTTTGCCGCTGCCTGCCAGTGGGCCGATATTTTGAATAAACTTCTGACCAGCTTTAGGGTTATTGGAATGGCTGTACCTATTGCCACCTGATCCTTTAGGACCAACCCAGGGCTGTCCGTCTAGGCCGTTGCGGCCTGCACTTTCGTAGATAGCTCCTACGCGAGATTTATTAAGAATGCTTGCCATAGAGCGAAAGCCATTAGAGTTAATTTTAGAAGGCACAGAAGAATAAGTTATGCCAGCTTTAATAACAGATGAACTATAAGTAGGAAAGCTGCCCTGATTAAATGAACGAGCAGCCCATCCAGACATAGGAGAAGTCGCAGGCACAAAACCGCGAGCTTCTCGAACTACAGGCTTTAACGCGCTTGCAATTCTAGTACGAAGATTCTTTTCCAGGTCTGGTGCGAACTTACGCATAGCTAGACGTAATTCAACGTCTCCGCGTATTTCGACCTTTACTTGCATCTTCGATTTCCTTTGCTTCATCTTTGAGAACTTCTAATAAAGCTCTAAACATACTTGGGTGTAAATCAAGCAAAACCTGAGGCGAGAGCCTAGTTCGCAGACACAGTTTCGCAACCGCGTAGCTAGTAGACCCTCGCCCTAGATTAAAGGGTCATCGTCTCCGATTTCCACTTTAGCGAGAGAAGCTAGGAATGCATCCCCACTAAAAGGTGCTGGAGATTCGTTAGCTCTACGTTTTGCTTCCCACACCAGCCAGTACACGTCGGTCTGTTTTTCATCCTCACGAAATGCGCGGTGAAAACCTTTCTTTGCGTACTGCTCGAATGCGACTTCGAGAGCTGGCGTAATTGGGTATTCAGTTATAGTGCCGTCGGTATGTGTTACCTTCAGTTTCATCTTTTAGCCCTTTCGTTTAATTATTACCAGGTACCTGTAGTAGCTAGTGCTGTAGTGCTGTTGCAAGTAAATGTTACATCGAATGTTGCAACATCTGCAGGTGCGCCGTTAATGTCTGTAAGGTTATCTACCAAAATAGTTCCTGTGTATAGCTTATTAGTAGCTGATACTGCAGTCGCTGAATCCTGGATAGCCTTAAATGCGATAGTAGTACCGTAAGCAGCCTGGAGAGTAGCAAGTACGCTTCCTGCAGCTGTATCATTTAGAAATGTTACGGTAATTGAATCTGCAGAAAGTCCAGACACGAACTGATGGGCTGTTGAACCCATCGCCGTTACCTCAACCTGGTCTGCCATTCTATTTAATGAGAAAGCCGTTACGTGATCTGAGAGGTCTACTGGAGCTGCTCCCACTTTGAAACCGACTTTATTATTTAGGAATATCGCCATGATTAGTCCTCATCTTTCTTTGTTGTTGGCTCTGATTTTACTGGAGCTTCTGCAGGTAGTTGGCCTACCTTTTTAAGAAACGCCAATTCTTCTGGTGTATATGTCATTTGTTAGCTCCAGCTTGTCATTGTTGATATTGGAATCGAGCAGTGCAATAGTTGCCCAGTAGGCAAATCTAAAGCTGCAGGAGTTGAGATATTACCGATAGCGAATTTGATACTTGACGCGGCTAATTTATTAAACACAGCCACAGCTGTATCTTCTATGCCGTTAAGGTTTCCTTCGTTATCCAGTAAAGGTACGTAAATATTTATAAGTAAATTCACTTTAGGGCCTACTGTTGCCCAGCTGTTATTTGATATTTCAAAATATGGGTCTGCAGGGCTGAGTGTTACTGAGTTCGCGATAGGCGTGGCAGGTGGAAATGCAAAGGTAGAATATTTTGTATTATCTACGAGAGCTGAAGCTATCGAAGT